AACTTTGTAAAAAAATGGCAGAACAAACAGAAAGCTCGCTTACTGCTCCAGAAGATAGAAACAAAGAGGAAAAATGGTTTCCGCAACAATCGATTCCACCACTAACCGATAAACAAACAAAAGATGCGTTCACAGAACTAAATAATACTGACTTTGTATCTAAATTTCCTCGTGTTGATCGCACTTACGCAGATCCACCTCCTCCAATGCAAAGATATGGTTTAATTTCATTCATTCCAGCAAAAGGTGCAACTCCTAACGAAAATGGTGTATACGGATATGCCAAACAACGTGGAAATTACGAGACAGAAATTGAAGCAAATCAACGTTCTGAATTTCTAATTCGCAATGTAGACTCATATCATCAAATTTTTCATACATATGTTGGTCGACCTTTTCCTTTAACTCTTTCATCGCGATATTCTGCTGATGTTAAAGAAATTGATATTCGAAAAGATATGACTGAATCAGTCAGTGCTCAGGTCAAATCAAAGAAACAAGAAGAACAAGAAACTATGCGTGAAATTAAGAGTCGTGAAGAAGCACTTCTTCAAGAATCTCAAGATGCTCAAAAAGGTAAGAGTGCTTATGATGATCCATACGAAACATATATCACAATGCGTGTTAAAAAGGCACAACTTTTATGGACATATGCTGAACACAAGAAGAAGATGGATGAAATCATTAAGGTCCTTGTTGACACTGTTCATATTATTGATGATCTCGATAAAAAAGATGAGACATTTAAAGATAAGTATCTTGAAAAATATAAGAAGGCTCGTAAAGTTGCTGGTATTAAAGAAACAGACGAAGACATGCAACAAAACTTTATGAAATTCTTGGTTGAAGATTTGGATCTACCAGAATTGACAGAAGCTCTAAAACAAGAAAAATTATCCTCGTCGTCTTAATTTATTTCGATATCGAAATAAATTCTATCAACCAAACACTACCACACTACCACACTACCACACTACCACACTACCACACTACCACACCACACCACCACACCACCACACCACCACACCACCACACCACCACACCACCACACCACCACACCACCACACCACCACACCACCACACCACCCATTATCTTTACAAGTGTTTAAATTAAAGTTTGTAGGTATAAATTTTAAAGTTAATTAACGACAACTGCTACATTTCTTGATATACAAAAAGTAAATAGCAATCAATAATGATATGATCACAGTTGCTACTCCAGACCACAACAAAACTTTTTTTGTTCGTTGATGACTTCCCTTGGTAGTAGCACCAGCAGCTCCCACTCCAACTCCCACCATTGCAAGGGGGACAGCTAAACAAGCTCCGCAAAAATTCTCCCTTGAATCATTCCTATTTTCATAAGACATTTATTTTCTTCTCAATATTATTTTTGTTAGAGAATTTCTCTAACAAAACACAATTATTTATTTTTTTCTTACAATTTTTGGTTTAACCAATGTTTTGACTTTTTCCTCCTTTTCCATTGTACTCAAAAATTCCTGATATTTTTCTGTAAATTCAACAAGATCTTTTATCCACATACTTTTTTCACTTGTTTCCTTGAGAATCTTGAGTTCCTGATTTTTCATCTTGATATCATCGTTCAATTTATTTATTTTTTCTGTTGTGAATGTTCTTACCTGAAGACGAAGCAAATACTCATATCCACCATTTGTTTCATCGCTGTCACCTTCCTCTATGGTTAATTTTGAAACCTTGTCGTATTTTCTTTTCTCTAATTCACGAATAATCTCGTTTTCTGAAACATTCATAATATTAAGACTTTTTATCATAACCTCACGAATAAATCGTTCCTTATTAGACAACAAACGAATTTCTGCCTCAATATCAGATATCTGATGTCTTTTACGTTTACAATAAAGTTCATATCTAATTTTACAAAAATTATCAATAATTTGGTCAGTGTCTGTATATTTGCGAAGTTGTTCCTTTTCATTGAACATAACCATATTAGAAGTGTAAACATAACTGTGTAATTTCATCATTTCCGCGCTAAGTATTTCATCGCTATTTGGTTGAATAACAAAATTTACCTTTTTAACAGTCGAATAATTCTTAATATCTTTAATAACTTTCTCTTCTACATAATCTTCCAAAAAGTCCTTATATTTATTTGTCCAGACACCTATCGGAAGTTCGGTTATCACATAAGAACCACGTGTACCTTTTTCTAACACACCACGTGTGATATATTTTCCCTTATCTGATTTTTCAATTTGACCATCAAATCCTCTATACCATGGATTTAATTCAGGAAATAATGAAATACTATCGCCATCATCGTCTTTTTGAAATACATTTCCATTTGAATCAAGCCATATTTTGATACACCTTATCATATCCAATGGATTGTAACAGGGAACGTTTGAACTCCAACCAGTTCCAATACCAGAACAACCATTGACAAGTATCATTGGAATAATAGGAACATAATAAGTGGGTTCTACAACATCACCATCATCTGTCACATGTTCTAATAAAACATCGTCTTCTGGACGAAAAATTAAATTAGTTAACATATCCATCTTGGTGAAAATATACCTTGCACTGGCAGCGTCATGTCCTCCCTGAAGTCGTGAACCAAATTGCCCATCACGATAAAGAAGAGGTATGTTGTTAGAAGCAGGAAATTCATTTGCCATCTTGGTGATGGTCTCATAAAGATTTTGTTCTCCATGATGGTAATTTGTATGTTCTGCAACATAACCTCCAAGCTGAGCGACTTTTAAACTCTTTCCACCATATTTAAGATTTCTTTTTCTTACAGCATACAAAACTTTGCGCTGACTTTGTTTAAGACCATCAATTCCTGATGGAATACTTCTTCTACAGTCGTCAATTGAAAACTTAATCATTTCATTGTCGATAAAATCAGAAATGGCAAACGTAACATTAGTTCCAACATCGTCAAGAGAAGTTCCTCTTCCTTCAGTATAATTTTCAAGCCATTCTTTTCTATCATCTGTTTGTTTTTTACCAAAAATCTTCGACATATTTTTGTCAGTGTTTTCATCTGTAACATATTCGATCATTTTTACTCCAAAAGTATCTGCAACATCTTCGAATTTTGTCGTACCAAGTCCCTTAAAATATCGACACACTACTTTTTTAGTTTGTTTGGCAACAAATTCTTTAAATTTCCGTTCATCATAGAATAATAAATCTCCCGAGGAACGCGGAACACGAACAATAGGAGTTTTCATACTCACTATAAATGATTCCTTTCTATGTAACAATGTTGGAAACAAATAATGAAACATATTAAGAATAAGTCCCTCAATGTGAATACCATCAACATCAGCATCTGTTAAACACATAATCCTGCCATAACGTAATTTATCAAAATTTTCATCTAGTGTGTAATCAGTTCCGTGTGACAAACCAATAGCCTTAATTAAGTTTGTCACCTCCTTATTTCGTGCTATGAGTGCAGGGGATGAATTTCTAGTATTTAAAACCTTACCAACCAATGGTAGAATTCCATTAAAGTCGCGCCCAACCTTTCCGTACACACCTTTTTCAATTCCAGCTACTGCATAAGTTTTAGCACTGAGTCCTTCACATAAAATAAGTGTGCAATCTTTTGAATATTTGGTTCCGGCAAAATTTGCTTGATCCATTCCCTCGATTTTCACAAAACCCTTCTTTTTACGTTCAACTTTTTTCAAAACAAGCATTTCTTTCGCATCAATCATATCTTTAATTTGCTCGCACACTGACCATTTGAGTATTGAGGTGATTTGACTTGGTTTCACTAAAGCATCTATCTTTGGTGATTCTAATTTATTTTTCTCTTGACTATCAAATTCTGGATTACCAACAGTTGCAACAACAAATACACGAAAAAATTGTTTGATGTCCTTGATATTAATTTGTGGTTTGTCTTTCTTTCCCTTGTTAAATTTTTCAACCAATGGTCTAAACAAAGCCTCACACCAAGAATCCACATGCGATCCACCTAATCGAGTACATACACCATTTACAAAAGAAATTGCCTGAAATTCAGATGATGGTGTGACTAAAACTTCACAATCTCCATATTTAATATGAATGCTTTCATCACTCAAGTTTTCATACAACTTTGCATATGTTTCAAGATTGTTCACCGGTAAAGTTTCGCCGTTAAATGTTACCTTAATCTTTGTAAGCATTCCTGCATCCACTGCATATCTTCTGTAGAGATTGACAATATCAGTTGTATAACCCTTCACATCAAACCTGCTGAATTCTGGTTTCCATTTTACCAATGTGTATCCTTTAACTCCACTAACAGTGCTTACTACAGGTCCTTCTGTATCACGCATATTATTTGTCCATTTTTGAATTAGTTTCTTTTTTGTTTTTGGATCAACACCTTCTACCGTAAATTCTTTTGAAAAGATAGATGTGGCCTTAATACCAATACCATTTCTTCCAGACATCATTCTTGTCTCATCATCATTGTAATTCGATCCTGTTAAAAGTTGACCAAAAATCATGGTATGATTATAACATCCCTCACCACTGTGAATTTCAATTGGAACAACATCTCCATCGTTCCATACACTTGTTTCTCCTGTACTTTTGTTTACATTTACCTCAATTAATGTACATGGTGTTTTTGTTTTGCGACTTCTCTCCACGTTATCAACTGCGTTTGATAGTGCTTCGACATATACACGCAAAAGAGCAGGAGATATATCTGTGTCTGTTTTTAATATTTTAATTTTATCTTCCTCGTATACAGCCACATATTCTTCCACGCGTTTTTCACGTACAGAACCAACCCACATATCAGGACGATCCAGTACGTGTTCAATCGGATTCTTCTTGGTATATCTCTGTTTTTGATTCGAACTCATATCTTATTTGATATGAGTTTTCAAGTGTTTAAAATCAATTTTCGAGCTTGTATTTTAAAGCTAAAATATATCAAACAGGATATTTTATACATCTACAAGAGCAACAAATCTATTCTCGTCATTATCATTTCTGTAACCCAGAACTTTTATATTGTATGCATTTTTTTCACCACTTACCAAATAACATTCAATATTTTCGCGATTTTTGTATAAAAACATAACAAACTCTAAGTTAATAACATCTTTGTTTTCCTCTAGTGGTATATATCCTCTGTCTTTCCAAATCACAATCGTATGTATTGCGTCGTCAAGAGTATTTGTATTTTTCGCTAAAAATACTTTATCACTCACCAATTTATTTCTAAAAAAGTAGGGTTGTTTTTTATCAACTATCTCGTCATACATGATATATTTTAAATCTCGGTTTTCTATCCATTCTAAAACAGAACCAACACCCTCAAGAACAATTTGTTGCCAATGGCGTGTAAAATCTCCTGTATTCATGTAATATGATTCTATCATCTTGCGATTATGATAATTTACCAATTCTGAAAAATTTCTCTGTATGTTTGTTCTCAGAACAAACACAAGCCTACGTAATATTTCTTCTGATGTCACAATCATTTTTTCATCCCTTAATATTCCACCATTTAACGTAAAAAATTTTGTGACATTTTCAAATTCAAATTCTGAATCGATAACTATATTTTCACTTACAAATTTTTCAATCAAATCAAAGGCAATCTTTCTTTCTGTGATGCTATTGTTTCTTAAAAATCGAGAAAAAATCCAGAACAAATACTCTACAAAATATCGCGCATATTTTTTAGCAATATTATGTTGATTAAGAAAAGAATTATCAAAATTCGCGCATATCAAATTACTATCTACAGTCTCAAATTTATTTAAACTTTCGCTTTCATTCACAGGTATGGCAACTCTTACATTTCCTAACACACAGACAAGACTGTTTATTTCATTTTGGAAATTTTTACCTATCAATCTCATTCCCATATTTGTGATAAATTCAATAGAATTATCAACTTCAGCCAACATTGGAGTATTTACATAAATCTCCTTAACACTAAGGGGAGGTATAGGAGATGTAAGTAATGTCAACACATTTTCTTTGTATTTCACATATAACATTCGTGTCTTACCATACGAATCGATTGTCTGAGCGATAATATTTCCACCAAATCGCATTACTATATTTTCAAGGGGCTTATCAAGTAAATAATATAAACTCATTTCATTATATGCTTTTTCAATACCTGTAATGATCTCATCGTCGTGTTCAAAAACGTACCTGATATCTGACTCGTTGTCACTATTCCATCTGCATATTATCTCGCATTGTGGATATTTAGAGTTATCCGACTCACTTCCCATATGTTCAAATATTAAAACACATTTTCTTTTGGTTTCATTTTTATAATAAGCCTGTAAGTGATCAGGAACTGTAAGTTCTCCATTAATCGAATCACGTGTAAAGAGAAAAATATCACAATCGAAATATGTTTCAATTCCATGTATGTATTTACGCGGGCTCATATATGCATCAGCGTTTATTATTTCATCCATAATTTCATCTACTGTTCTGTCATACATTTCTTGCCTACAAGATGAGGCGAAATTTTCGTTAGCCATTTTTTCTCTTTCTGAAAGTACGTTATCGATGTTCCCTCTCGATAAACCTAAAACATCCATTATACAATGGATAAAGCTACTTTGACTTCTTTCTACACCTTTTCGCAAATATATATACTTTATATCAGCACTAAATGTATTAAACAGAGAATCTATATCACGAGGTAATCTTCCAAACATTCCTTCCGAAACAAATTTATCTGTAACGAACAAATGCTGTTGTTTTATCTCACGTATTGGTGGTTTTTCATCATGATAGTATTGTCGAAATTCCGAGCCCTTTATCAATTCTTGGTTCTTGATATAACAGCAAGGTAGAAACGGAAACTTATTTTTGTTGTCAAAAGGATTTGCACGTAGACCTACATATTTATGTTTATCGTGATCACATATGTAATATCGAGGTTGTGTGATTTTATCATCTTTTGGAAACTTTATTATGTGCTTATCTTTATGTATACCTACATCTTCATCCGGTATAACAGTAGGTTTATATATGCATTTTCTCGAGTAATTTGAATGAAAAATTTCAGGAGCTATATCGCGTAAGTTTTGTTCTTTTTCTTTTATTAGAAGAGGTTGAGGTTGTTTCACCTCTTCTTTGGCAAAAGAAGGTATGTATTCTCTATACAATTTCACAATTTTACCTTGTTCTTCATTATAGATAACGAATAATTTACAAATCATATCAACAAATTTTAAGGCAGTATCAACACTGTCAGTTCGTGTTATTTTTACACGGACATAGTAAGAACCCATTGGAAACATATCGCGATTCATATTAGTTTGATAATAATCATTACGTGTCACGATTCTTTCTGTTAGATTTGCTGTTACGTATCCAACAGACAGAAGATTAAAGTGAATATATAAACCCGCTTTCTTCTTACTTGTCTTTATATTCTCATTAATAGTAAGAATATTAGAAAACAACCTATTATTCATCACAAGATCTGAAAACACGTAATTATTCATTTTTTGATTAGACACATAAAATACTCCGCTGATAGAAATTTGTTTTTGATTACTCGCGTTAAGTTTACTGGTGGCAAATACATTTACAATTTCATTCACAGCTTTTTTCTCATCTATACTATTTCGGTTTATATTAAGTTGTATTTTTGTACTTACTATATTGTTTTCGATATTTAGTATAGCAGGTGTGTAATCGCTTGGTTGTGAATTACTCATCTTTTCTTGACACAGACGTAAAATAATGACATCTTCTGTATCACTGGCCCATTCATTAAACGGTATTTTTTCACGAAGTATTTTAAAAAATTTTCCACATGATGCAAAGGGAACATTTTTATTAAGAACAACGTCATTAAATATTTCAGTTATGTTTATGTTCTCAAAACCATTCAGGTCAAAACTAAACATAATTTTGTCGATACTAA